TCAGTGACGGATACGGCGGAAACGTTTCGACTGTGAACTTCTTCCCGTCGAATGATCTGTAAGGAACACGAGAATGGCGGATACAGTTAGCTCCTACTTCCCGCAGATCGAGAACTATCGAGCATTCCAGCCGTCGGCAGATGTCACTGCGCTGTCGACTGCTCGGAACAGCGATCCGATGGCGTGGCTGACGCACTATGTTGCTGCGCAGGAAGACGACCAACGTCATCAAGCGTACGAACAGGCTGCACAGCAGGCGAACCAGCTTCGGTCTGCGCTGTACATGCGTAAGCTTGCGAATGACCGCAACATGGCGCTCGTACAGCACTTGCCGTATGACAAGCTCGCTGATGTAGGCGACATCGTAGGCACACTTGCTCCTGAGATTGCTGGTCCAGCCACTGTTCCTGCACAGAGGAATATGGATATTGAACGGTCATTGAAACCGGGCTTCGAGAACCGCAAGACTGCATTCGAAGGACTACATGCTGGTGACGAAGCAGGCTACACGCCTACGGACTCGTTCGTACCGGGTGACCTGACGCAGTTCCTCGATACGAGTAACCCGTTCGCAATGAACTTCAATCCTGCTGGTACTGCTGCGGCATTGAAGGCACAGAAGAGTGGACAAGGTGAGTCCACGACGACGACGTACTTCAACGGTGGTGGACAGACAGCGTTTAAGCATCCTGGTCCGCCGCGTGCTGATGAACAGCCTGCGATTACTGCGAACTTGAAGCTTCGTCTCGAACAGACGACTGCGAGAGAGAAGGCGCGTGGGCACAACGTCGATACGAAGTTCAATCCAGACGGTTCTGTGACGGTCACTGTTGTCGATGCAGCAGGCAAAGTGTTGAAGCAGGGTTCGCTAGATAAGATGGGACGAGACATCAATGGCCGATAACATCGAGCCTCTTATCTTCGAACCGGGTCTACCGGAAGAGACACCGGCGCAACCGCATCTCTACGACAACTATCCGGCGCCACTAAAATCGATTGCGCAGTTCAGTCGAGGCATTGCAGACGCTCCGGCCGGTGGGCTCGACGTACTGTCTCTCATTACGAGGCTCTCTCAGAACCTTCCGCTGCAAGTCACTGCGGATGGTCGTCAGCCTGACATGTCTCGGCTGATCGATTGGCTCGATAATACGTCTGCTAACTACAAGCAGCGTGTATCCGATGCTATGGGAGTGCCACAGGGAGGACAGTGGTACGAGACAATGCCGGAAGCAGTTGGGCAAGCTGTCTTTCCGATCCCTGGTGGACTCGAAGCACAAGCTGCTAAGACTGGATCGAAGGCGCTTCGTACTGCTGGAGAGATTGCAGACGCTGTACTCGTTCCCGGTACGATCAATCCGTCTGCGAAGACGCTTGCAATGAATGCAGGTGTCGCTGCTACGATGGATCAGGGTATCAACAAGTACGCTAATCCGGACTACCAAACTGTTCTCGACGCAGGCATCAATGCACTTGCACCGGGGGCGCAGGCGGCGGATACGGAGAGCCCTTTTCCGACTTCCACTTCGACATCGACGGGCGTTGAGCCTCTAGACTTCGAACCTGGGCTTAACGTCGACGAACAGACGTGGTGGCAGCGGAATAGAGACTGGATCGTAGGCGGTACTGTAGCTGCTGGTGTCGGTGCGTATCTTATGAAGAGATACGCAAAGGTCTCCGCTCCTCCGAAAGTTGGAATGGGCGTTCCTAGCGTAGAACCCGGTGTGACACCGCTTGCTACGAAGGCTAAGCAGGCGGTGTTCGATGCTGAGACTCCTACGTGGGACCTTGCTAATCCACAAGATCGCCAGTTCATCCGAGAGAACCTTCTACAGCGTACTAGACAGGGCGCTGACACTTCTGCTGCTGAGTACATTAAAACTGGTGCTGCTCCTGGTGCATCTCCGGTACAGGCTCCTTCTCTTGCGAAGGTCAAGACTGTCTTCGATGCGATGGAACCGCAGAAGCAGGACTTGCTGAACCAGTACATGACTGCACAGACGTTGAAGGATAGCCGAATTGCGGCCCGTAACGTCCCTGGTGCTCGTCGTGGTGTCACTCCTGATCGTGTTATCAATCCTGCTACAGGACAACGATACACCGATCAGGAATTGGACACGATTATCATGGCAGGTCGTGCTGATCCAGACGTCGCAGCAGTAGCTAATCAGCTTCGACTCGTCTCGAATGGTCTAGTCGAACATGCTGTACAACGTGGCGTACTGTCACGCATGTCTGCACTACAGATCACTCGGAACAATCCGAACTACGCACCGTTGATGGACGTCAACAACGCTGCCGGTACGACGAGATGGGAACGGCTTAAGCAGTTCTTTGGATCAACGTCCGTTGGTGACCAAGCGGAGAAGACTGCGCAGTTCATGGCACGTACGCGTCAGGAGGCGAGTGGTGTTACTGCTCCGCTGAATACGATGGATGCGCATATGATCAATACGCAGGCTACGATGGCATGGATCGAGAAGACCAGTGCCATCAATGATGTTCTGCGTCGTCTACAAGGCGCTCGTCGTGTCACTATCAGCGGTCGTCCACTAGTCGAACGCGTGTCTCCGAATAGAGAACACAACTTCTCTACGATGGAACGCGGCAAGACGGTGTACTACAATATCCGTGATCAGAACCTGCTACAGGCTCTCAACGTGGAGCCGTACCATGTCGTCGGTGTGACGAATGGTCTACGGAAACTGTGGACCAGTGGTGTCACTGGCAAGCTTCGTCCGTACTTTGCTATTGGCAAGTCATGGCTCTATGACGCTCCTGCTGCTGCGACCATGCGTCCGCAGGGACATGCGCTTGGCTACCTTGACTACAATGCACAGAGGTTCCTTGGACAGAAGGCCGGTGACGTTGTATCGACACTCGGCATGATCGATCCGACAGTATACCTTTCTGCATTGTCTGGTGTAGCCAAGCATATCGATGCGAATGCGAGCTTCTCTATGTCGATGGCCATGAACAGGGCTATCCAGAAAAACGGTCGCCTCGTACAGATGCTCGGGCCGCAGAACGTACAGCTTGTCGCAGACTGGTTGGAACAGAGCTATAAAGAGAGCTTCTTGCATCAGGTCAACCGTTACGGTGGCGTCGATGCGTCGTTACATCGTGACACTGTTAACGGTGTACAGTCTCTTGCGAAGACCTGGGAAGGTCATCCGATCGGTACGTTCTACAACAACGTACTAGAGGGCTTCCACACAGGCGGTCGTCTGCAACAGGCATGGCTGTCGTACAAACTCGGTCGACCGATCAATACTGCTGTAGCCGAAGGACGCCAAGCAGCGGGTGACTTGACGCGTAAGGGCGGCAGTAAGATGGTTGGACGGATAACCTCTGCGGTTCCGTTCTCTAACGTCGCACTGCAAGAGATCAGTCGTATCGGACGGTTCGCTGCTGAACATCCTGTACGCTTTGCATCCTCTCTCGCATTCGGAATGATGGTTCCGAAGGCGATGGAGGCTATGTACTGGTCGCACTTGTCCGACGCACATAGACAGTTCTACTACGAACAGATGCCTGAGTATGTGCGTAGTGCTGGTTTCGTCTTGCCTGTCCCTGGCGCTCCTCCGGAAGACTATCTAATGCTGCCGATGCATCCAGGCATGATGCTCGTAGCGAACTCCGCTGCTGATCTAGTATCACTGATGCTTGATCTACGCGGTACGTCGATGGACAACCCGTTGCAGATTTCGATCAAGGACTTCCTTGGTATCGGTGACATGCCGACGCATGATCCGATCATCGAGTCGAACCCTTGGATCGCATCTGAACAGGCATTGAAGAATTTCGCAGTTGCTCCTATTCCTCCTGTATTCCAGGTACCATTCGCCGCTGCCACTGGACAGCGTCTCGAATTCGATGCGCCCGGAGAGATGGGACGTCCACCGATGATGGACCGTACACCAGGGCTGTTCGGTGGAGGTAGAACGAAAGACGACGTGGCATCTGCAACGCTGCAAGAGATACTCTCTTCTGCGTTCGGCACTGTCATGGACAGTCTGTTCGAGACTGCACGAGAGACGAAGTTCGGGTTCCAACGTGACGGCATCACCGGTGCTGCTGAGAACGTTGGCGAAGACTTCTTGTTGAATACGAAGAAGGCATTCCCGTACCTGTTCCCTGGTGCATTGAAGAATAGCACCTATACGGAGCAGAAGAGAATGCTTCGATCTAAGATGGATGGAGTTAAGACACTACTCGACCAGTTCTCTGGCGAGTTCTCTCAGGGAACGTTCCGTACCAAGTCGGCAGGCAAGCCGTTCCCGAGTGGTGATACGAGGTCCATCTCTGGTGATCCTCGTATTCTCAACGCAATGGCTGTGTCTCAATTCGCATTGCGGACATTGAATGCTCGTAACGACGAGATCAACACGATACGAGAGAGCATCAATCGTACACGTGGTAGTGCAACTCTGCGTCCTATGGAACGTGCCAAGGAACTCAGAGAATTGACTAGACAGGAACAAGACGCTACGGAACTGCTGCTGTCACAGGTCCGTAGCGTCGAAGAGAACATTCGTTCTGCTGTTCCTGATCTTGGCGAGTTCAAGTTCGAGGACTGGTCTACAGGTGCGCCTCGTTAGACGAGACCTTCTTTAGATGCCCACCACTCTGCTACTACAATCTCGCCTTTCTTCTCGTCGACATCTTCGATGACTGACTTCGGTATCCAGACTTCTATATCGCCAATCACAAAGAGATTGGCCTTCTCTGTCTCGTGCTTCCAGTCATCGAAGTGTACTGTAACGTGTCTAGTCTCAGGCATTATCTGTCTGGCTCCATTCTATCTAGAATTGTCGTCATAGCACCTGGAGAAGTAAGCAAACGCGTACCTCTCCAGATGACTTTCGTACGTCCGGCGTTCTTGACTTCGAACTTCTGTACCATTCCTAGCTCATGTAGGATTTCCAACGCCGTCTTAGCGGTAGCCGAGTCCATGAAGGCTCGAACTTTCGTAGTGATAGACGACTGTGCGATCCCATCAAGCCCCGCTTCCATGAGGGTATCACGTAGTTTGTCCACTCCGAGAATTGCACGGCTAGACGTACCGGCTCCTGCGAATATCTTCGATCCACCGTCCTTCGCGTCTTGAACAATCTCGATTGCGCGAGTGACGTGGTTATGTTGTATCTCCCAGGCATCATCGTTAATTGCCAAGAACGCTGCCACACGAAGAACGTGGGCATCTTCTCTGCTCTCAAAGCTGGATCGAAACGGGTCTCTGTTCTCCGGTCTCGTTCGATACCAATTCTCAAATCTTTTGCGACCATTGGCGGTGATCCCGATGGTCTTATTGCTGTTCGTTGCAAGACGTATCGAGGAAAGCTTCTCGATAAGCGAGTTCTGTAGCTCCGCATCATCGATCTCCTCTGGCCACGCTACTCTCTTCTTTCTCTGCTCTCTGTGGACAAAGATACAACGCGACGTAAAACCCCCTTCGACGACATCAGGGTTAACCGCACGTGACAGCCAGGATGGTGTGGAAGCAGAGATAAAGGACAGGTATACCTGTCGCAGAACTGATTGGCCTCGATTGATCGTTCCACCAGAAGTTCTGATCTCCGGACAATCGTACAAGTCCGTGAGCAATCCAGGCATCGAAATGTTATATTTCTCGCGTCCGAGGAAGGTAACAAGTTCGCTAACTGAGATAGCAAGGTGTGAATGGCCGTGAAGGTTTGCGGCAACGTGTAGACGCGCTTCCAGGGCTTCGGGCGTTGTTCTCGCTTCGAGTAGGTCCATCGTAGGATCGACCGTTTCAATAAAACGTCTTGCGAGCTTAGTGGCACTGCGCACCGCCGATGATTTACGTGTTACACCGCTCTCTGCTACGAGCATTACGTACATGTTCATGTAAACAGGAGCACGGGGGCGTGCAACCACACACCCCCGGCCCACTGCAAGCGACATTAGCCAGAGAGCACACCAGAAGTCGTAAGCTTCTGGTGTCTCTTGGCCTGACATGTACGTAAGATAGCGTCCGATGAACGAGTCCGGACGAACTAGCTTACCGAAGTTCATTAGTTCTTACGAGAGAACTGACGCAGGAACTCTTCGGGATCGTCGATAGAGCCTCTCTGCTTCTCCTTGTCCAGCTTCTTCGGTACATCGTTGAGAGTGACGACGAGATAGACCATCTCCCGTATGACAGCACTCGGCAGATAGTCGCCAGTCTCAAAGTCGAAGAGATCGATGTATGCGAATTCATCGTTCCTGACGCTCAGTGTATCGTTGACGAGGTCTCCGAGAGAACGAGAACGCGTGACGAGACGCTGGCCGGTCTTGAGTTCGAGACCAAAGTACTTGTATTCATCCACGACTATTTCTCCTTGTAGCAGCACGAGGGTTGACCGCCGAACGGTTGTTCGACGGATGCGTCTTCGCTTCTGGCTGTTCCGTCATATCGAGAACAGCGGCTATGTGAACGTTGAAGACAACGACATCACGGTTGTTGACTGTCTTGAATGTCGATGTAGCTCCTGTGTTCAGTAGCTTGACAACGTCACTTAAACTCTGCCCTACCACAGTCACCGATTGTGAACTTCCCGCGATGACTAGCTTGTACACGCCCACGTCTCTTCTCCTTCTTCGGTAGTTCGTCCACCACAATCGGTGGAGGATTGTACACGTCAGCTACTTGACGATCGATGTATTCACGACGACCAGCACCTGCGATGTACTCCTGAGCGGCGGCAGGGTTCGTCTTACGAATGGCATTCGCAATGATCAACGTACGTTGGTTCATGCAGTTAACTCCAGTTTGAACTTCTTCAAGTTAGACCACCGATGGTAACCACTCGTGTCATTCGCAGGCACGAAGGTTCCTTTCTCGTCACTCCACATAGTCGCGTATGACCATGCGAAATCAGCAGGGATAGAGACAGGGTGTCCGTGGATGAGGATGGGGCTTTCTGCGTGTTTCTTCATAATACGAGCACAGTGTAGTGCCACGTCGTCGTCGTCTGGTACAAGGGCAATAAGCGCATCGTGAACGTTAAGAGCCATACGCGCTGTCGTCGGCCAAGCTGGATCGTCTTCAATCTGATAGATGTTGGAACATACCTTGTCACCGATCGTCGACTGTGGAACAAACGCGACGATGCTTTCAAGAACATTCGCCTCTTCTGTCCCTTCATTCGCACCGGGCTGCGGGAGACGGCCCAAGAACTTGAGACGACGCCCGAGAAGGTTCCACAACTCATGCGTACGGTATACTTCTTTAACAATCGCATCCCACGCTACCTTAATCTCAGGGAACGCTCTGTGATACGCGATGTATGCTTCTAGAGCCATTCCGTATGGGATATCACATGTTTCTGCGAGCCGATCTGGACCCATCCGATAGTTGAGACCATGTACACAACGCTTGCCGAGGAACCGTTTTGTCGGTTTACCTGCGAGTGAAGGATCGTCCGTATTTTTGCCAAGCTCCCATCTGTCGAAAGATGGTATCTCGTCGTACGGTACCTTGAAGATACGACTAGCATTTGCGCGATGTACATCGAGACTTTTATCGACGGCGGCAGCTTCAAAGTTCTGAATGAGGGCTTGTACTTTCCAGTGATACGCGACAATTCGTGCCTCCGCCTGAGAGAGATCGAAGTAGAGGAACCTGTAACCAGGATCAGCTACGAACATTGCCTTCGCTCTATCCGGCTGGTTCTGTAGGTTCATACCTGAGCCCCACATGACGGCTGCGGATGACAGTCGACCAGGGGCTTTCTGTGTACCGTACTGTTTGTACTCGCAGCGAATACGATCGTCGTCGTCAACGACCATCTCCGCATACGTAGTCAAGAATTTGTTCTCTTCTGCGTACCTATCGAGTGCGAGGATTACATCCTTAGCAGACGAAGAAGTGCGAGGATGAGAGAGCATCCGTTTGCGGTTGTTAGCATCAGTACTAGTCCCTCGCCCCACGAGTTGAAGCCGCCGAAAGAATAGATCAGATAGCTGCTTGGGACTACGAGGATTGACGTCAAGAGTGTCGTCTTTAGCAGCAATACGAACCAAGTTCTTAAACGTCTCTTCTTTCGCGGCGACATCCTTGCCAACATCCTCTGTTATCTGAGCCTTTAGTGGTCTGTCACACAGGACACCACCGACTGTCATACGAACAGACTTCGGTTGCAGACGCATGACGTGATTGAAAAAGAACTGGTCTAGCTTCTGTGCTTGAAGTTCGCCAAGAAGACGCTTCTGACACGCAAGAGTGATGCAGATATCTTTGACATTGTATTTCCAAAACGTCTCGATATCTCCGTCTTCTCTCCAGTTCTTGCCGTCGTCTTTATAATAAGGGTGCGTTGTGTATTGACTGGTGAGGAAGCCGAGATCGTGTGGAAGTGAAGGGTATAACGTGTGATGCGCCAACAACGTATCGAACCATACTTGTCGGAGTCGAATACGATCCTTGTACCAGAGCCAATAGCTATCGAATGTGCCGTTCTGTGTAACAAGCCTCGTGGTGGGTGCAGTAACCAGCCTCGCGATTGACTTACGCACAGTTCTTTCGTCTTCAACCGACCATCGGTTATTAAATCGATCGCGAAAGTTGATGCACATACCAGTATTCGTGGAGTTGGTAAGACCAATGCACGCTGTTTCGTGTGACATAGTCTCAATGTCCAGGGCCACTGGAAGCTTTTCATCATGCATCCTTTCGACCCATCGAATTGCATCAACGGGCGTTGGATTAGTAATGGGTTCAATTACATGCGGCTGATACGCACCAGTACGTACACGCCGCAGCTTGTCCATGTCGAAGTGAAAGATCAGTTCTTGCTTGGGGTCTTTGAATATGAGAGCAGGATTGTTTGCAATGACCAGTGTAACTTCTTTCTCTCGTAGTAACGGTCCATCTGATCCCGGAGCCACTGATCTAATTTTCCAGGGAAGTACCGAGCCACGCCAATGAGTGATGCCCACTTCGCCTGTAAGTGCGTGTAAGGCTGCATTCCCGAGGACAAGGACGTACTTGAGGTTAGGAAGCTGCGATAACTCGTAATCGAGGATACCTGCCCAATGCGCTTTTTCGTCAGTTGAGATACTGAGTTTCTCACTCTCGCCATGACCATCGGCTTTCGTAACTCGATGTCGGATAACATTGGTTGTCCAGACATGTTGTCTAGTAATCCCCTGTTTCTGTAGTACATTGAACAACAGTTTGCCGGTGTTGCCTACCATCGGCATCTTCTGCATGAACTCGTACTCTCCTGGGTACTCACCGACAATGGCAGTGTCAGAGTTGAAGTTACCGAATGACGGTACTTCAATCTTCATGCTGGCCATGTCGGCTCTTGCTTGTACCTCTCGAAGGAGTTCACCCGCATTGCTTGCCACGTTTACCTCCTCTGAGGGGGATACCAGACTTGTTCAGTATCCAATAGACAGATCCTAGTGGACACTTCATCTGCTTTGCGATGTAGGCAGTACTGAGCCCGTGTTCGTACATGTCGACGACACGTTTGACATCGTTTTCAGTGTACTTCTGGTATGCAGATCGACGAGGGTATGGCCGTTTACAATGAGGACAGGCGTTCAGTCCTTCTTCGTGTCCGGCCATACTGCTTCGATCCTCTTCATCAATTGGAGCACGTACATCTCGGGCTCCAACATGTTTACGATATCAACCGAATGAACACCAAGGTCATCCAAGTTAATGTATGTCCTGCTATCGCCTTCAAACGAAGTCCCAGGTCGACTGAGACGAATGAGAAGGCAATTGTGTCCACCGAAAGTAGACACCACAGGCTCGGCTTCCGAACGGAAACCGCTATCAGAAATGATAGTATAGTCATGTGCTGCCAGTCCCACCTTTCGAGAAAGCACTCGACGGAGGATTTGTCCGAAGACATCATCACCGTAGAGTGGTTTCATGTGGTGCTCAGATAGATTGATCTGAGCCTGACGATAAGTATAACCGTTGAGCAGTTTCTGCGGCGTGTCCTTATTGGCTTCGAGATACTTCTGTTCTTCGTCTGTCAACTGAAACTGCTCTGCAATAGCTCTCTTCAACGGTTGCGAGAACTTTGCAGTACGACTGCGGAACAGTTCTTTCATCAGAAGACTGGCGCCGAAGTCCTTGCCACAACGAGGAGGGCCATTGAGAAAGATGACCCGATGCGGATGCGTCTTCATTTCTTGAACTCCTTTGTCTTCGTACTCGTCACAGAGTACTGGAATGACTTCGCATCAGTAATCACTGACGCGTGCTCTCTTGCACGAGTGACGGCAGTGTAGAAGTTGGAGCGTGTCTGGACAAAGAAGGTGGAACTGTTGAGGACATAGATGACGCGTTTGTATTCAGAACCCTGTGTCTTGTGCGTCGTTAGAGCGTAAGCCAGATCGATATCTTTTCGAGGATCGACAGTAGTTGTTGCACCATTTCGTAGAGTGACTTCGAGAACAGGAGGGATAACCACAGTACGATCGCCAAGATTAATGGCAATTTCGCCGTACTCAGTGATTTCCTCGACCAGTCCAGTCTCACCATTGAACACTCCTAGATCGTACTGGTTCTGCGTGACGACTACTTTGTCGCCGACACGCATACGCATCTTCTCTTTGATCCACTTATGACGTGGAATGTCATGCCAGCCATCTTCATGTGGCTGGTAGACACGCTGCAAAGCTGCATTGAGCTTCTGCGTACCGACCCAGGATTTGTTAGACGGAGTGATGATCTGGTTATCAGTTGTAGCGAAGCTGATACCATGATCGAAGAGAAGTTCCATGCACTTGTCTTCAAGTACACGAACAGGACTGTCTGTTATGTGGATGTCGAAGTCGGGACGACGGACAGGACAGAAACCCTTAATGATCCTTTCGCCATTCTCCGCAATGCCAGAACCTGCATTCTGTCGATGGTTTGTGTCAAGGACAATTCCCTTGAACCGTTCGAGCAGATCGGAGAAAGGACTAGGCTTAGCCGAAAGTGTCGAGATACTCTCGATCGGCTTAAGCTGGTTGACATCACCGAAAACTCGGATGCTACCTCCCGGAGGAAGCGCATCGAAAATGTTCCGATGATTTTCGTGGTTGACCATTGCGTACTCGTCTCCGAGCACAACATCGATTTCCAGAGGGTTTTCTCTGTTCCTTCGAGGGTAACTGAAACCGTAAGGCTTCCCTGTTTTTTCGTCTCGTTCTCCGGGATGGGTGAATTCGAGTAGTCGATGAAACGTTGTAGCAGATATTCCTGTTGCTTCTTGAATTCTTTTCGCTGCCTTTCCCGTAGGCGCAGCGAGTGCAACGTTGTATCCAGCTTCTGTGAGGGCATCGTACACACTCTTCATAATGGTGGTTTTACCGGTTCCAGCTTTGCCAGTAACCGGCACCACCCGTTGTTTTACGTCGCAGCAACGGCTGATTGCTTCTTGCTGCTTTCCGTCGAGTTCCACTCTTTGTCCTTTCTGTCCAACGTACGTTGGACGTTCCAAAGCGCAAACTGTGCAGCCTGCGCATTGCCAAATGGCGTGTTGAAACGGGCGTTAAAGAGTTGGTCAAGGGTCAACATGAATTTGTTCTCCATCTCTGAGCCTCCGTAGTGCTTCTGCTGCATAGACAGCGCACCAACGAGTGAACATCGATGGTGACATGCCTAGTAGTGCAGCTTCATCTCCGATAAGTTTCCTGTCTGCTGCTGACATTCGTACTTGTAGTGCATCTGCGTAACGGTTCGTAGCATGAATACCGCGTGCCCGTGGAATGTTCGTAGGAAGCGGAATGACTAGTTGAAGTCTCGGATCGTACTCGGTCATTGTCACTCCGAAAAGAAAAAGGCGACGCCTACTCCCCGTAGGCGCCGCCCCTCCGATCAAGTTGCAGTAGGACGAACCTTACTCCGCCTCGATCTTCGCGTAGCTGGCGCCCTTCTCCATCGCGTCGAGCACGTCCTTCGGGTTACGGGAAACCGTCAGGAACTCAACGCCGCCCTTCGCCTCTTCGTTCAGACGAAAAGCGATATAGAGCGGACGGGCCTTGCGAACGGCATTCGGGTCACGGGGCTTACGGGTCTTCTTAACGGTCTCAGCCACTTTCATCTCCGGGGCTATAAGTGAACACGATTGACAATCTCTATGTACCAAAACAGGACGGGGTTGGCTAGAGAAAAGTACCAACCCCGTCACTTTTTTAGAGACTGACCAGAATGGAGCCGGCCACTATTAGTATGACACTAATGAGGACGGCCACCACAATAGCTTGTCTCAAGCGGCAGACACCTTGTCGATGACTGCCCGCTGGATACCCTCGTACGGCTCATGCTTGATATGCAGGAGGGCCTCGGTGCCAACGAAGGAGTTCATATCGATGGATCGAGACGGCACGACGCCATGCATCTCGCAGAACTTGCGGGCACCAAACCGGGCCTGCGGATTGTCTTCGAGACCAAGACGGCGGTACACCAGCGTGGTTCCCTCCGGATTGCCGTCCGTGTAGTCAGCCGGATACTGGTCAGGAGAGATGAAGTAGGTCACTGCACCGTACTTCTTGTCCTTCTGAGACAGCTTGACTTCTGCTGCACGAACAGTTCCGCGATACTTGCCGATGGGCAGAGGGTTCGGAGCCTCCTGCGTGGACAGGTCTTCGCTGAACTCGACAATCGAAGGAAGGGCTTCTTCGCTCATTTCTCTACTCTCTGAATGTACATGAAAGGGAAGTGACCCTATCACAACGAGGGATAAGGTCAAGCCACTGTATCTAGTGGCAATGTACTTGTGTTAACTACTATAGGTAGTTAGAGGGTCCGCGTGAGCTTGACGCTCTCTGAGAGAAGCTGGTCTGCGAGGCTACGGAGTTCTACAACAGTGTTGTAGACTTCTTTCGCCAGTTCTCGCTTGGCATCTTCGGTGAGACAAGTCATAAGCTTGTTCGTGTTACGGATGTCGGTGACAACGTGACTGGCGTTACGTGTAGCGACGATGATGCCGGAGACGAATGCGGAGAGATACGGATTAGCGGGAGGCTGTGCTTCTGCCTTGTTGACCTGTTTTGCCTGATCTGCTCCGAAGTTGTACTTCTCAGGATGACCGAGAGTACCTGCTCCTTGTATGTGATTACGATCCATTACTTCTTCTCCTGTGCTACTGTTGCCGAGGGTAACGAGATTTTCTCGTATCCAGCCGTCTTCCACTTGTCATAGACATGTGAAAGCCGAAGTCCAACATCGGTGTCTGCATTGTAGTTCCAATCAAACACCGTGCCTTTATCGGTCTTGAACATACGTGTCTTCATTGGCGAATAGAAGCCATACGGACGGACTGCAATAGACCGCTTGCCGCCGCTGTCTTTCATGTGCCACACTTCTGAGAAGTTTAGCGGAACCTCTTCGACAAGAGAGCCACCGAGGAGCATGGAGATAGAGACAATCTGCCCTTTGGTGTCCTTGTCTGGAGCATCCTCATGTACGATGAAGATGACGTTCCGCTTCTTCTTCTGTGCGAGCCGTAGCATGTGGAACACTGCTCCTAGTGTCCACCTGTTACGGTATCCATAACCAGCTTGGCCTGGATCATCGACTGCGATAGCTTTGCCCTTGACCGGGGCATGTTGCAGACAACGCTCTCTGAACGAAGTCGTGCTGTCGAATACTATCGTCTCGATGTCAGGGTTCTGATCAAGGAACTGCTCTAGTCCAAGAGGGTTCTCGTTGATGAACCGTTCAACAATCGCGTTAGGCTTATCCGTCGTGTCAAGTACGACCACTTCTCCTCTGTTGATGAAGTTATTAATGCTATCCGTTCCTCCCGGATCAAAGAGTATCCAGAGCTTCCGTCCAGGAGCGGTTGCCGCGAGAGTAGTTTTTCCACAACCACTTTTACCCCACAGTACCATCGAGAATGGTCGTTTCTCATCAACGGACGTTGATGTCTTCAACTCCATTCCACCGAGAACGATCTTAGTCGGTGTTGTCATTCGCTGCTCTCATGCTCCTCATGTAGTGGGCTCCAGGGTTTGTACTCCATCTCACTCAAGACTTGTTCCTTCTCATCGTCAGGAACGGCGCAGAAGGGCAACATGGAGCAGGGTCGGAAGTAACGATTGCAACTGTGTGTGTATCGTGGGGCGTGAATGACGTCATCTTTGTACGGTAACCACACTTCGAACACTGTATGTCTGACCCAATTAAGCCAATGTTCGAAGTGATGCTGCTCGCGTTTAACAGGTACAGCAACGACGCCTCCGTAGTCATATGTCTTCGGTAGTGGTATCGCCACGCCTCGGACAATAGCCTTGTTGACGGGCTGTTGTACCCATAGTGCAATCGCCATCGCGTACCCCGTGACTTGCGAGGACATTTCGAACGATTGCATCCATGCATCACCTAGACGAGATGCCGTCTTGTTCTCTTCGATGACAACAGTCTCGTCGTCTTCTACATGAACACCATCCATCTTACCGACGAAGCGAATAGAGAACTCGTCTTCGTTCTCGAAGATGAACGTGATGACGATATCGAAAGGTACTTCGATGCCGACATCTGACGTCGGATCGTGCGGTGCCCTTACCCACACGGGCCTACGTGTCCACTCGTACTCTGCGATGTACCGTATGGCGCATTCTTCGAGGTTACGAACAGTGCGTCGTCTGTCGCCTGGATCGTCGTGGAAGCCGTTAGTGTAGAGTGCTTCGAGACAGAAGTTCAGTCGTTCTGTTTCATCGCCACCATCAGTGACGAGAAACTCTGTCATTCTCTCCCAGCGTTGTGGGCCAAAGAGACGTTTGCCGTGGTACTCGAACAAGTCAGTGTGGCCTTGCACAAAGCGTAACTGCCAAAGGCGGACAGCAGCGAACACATCATGCATAGCACTACCCGCTTCCAGTGCCATAGCTCTGCCTGCTCCTGGCATCGCTTTGTGATGTTCATAACGAAGTAGACCCCAGGTAGGACAAGTGTTGATGGCGGTGAGTTTGGTGTTGTCGAAGGTAGGAAGGTCTTTGTCTCGATCAACGTCCGTTGGTCGAAATTGGACTTCCTTAATCCCTCTCACTTCGTATCAGGCTCCTTCCAATCCGCTCCGGGTTCGTTCGTTCGTCGCACCATGTCGACGGCTGACTTCTCTCGGCCAAGAATGTTCTTGTGAAGCTCGTCACGTACGCCGCCTACTGCCTGCGTCATACTAACGAGTACATCCATCATCTTGTCCAGCATATTGCTCATCTCAATCATCGACTGAGTGAGCGCTTGATGCTGTTCTGCAAGTGCGCAGAGAAACGTGACGATGGCAGGGTCTGCCTTGCCTTGGCAATGCAGCCTGATTTCAGATGCCTTAACAGCCATTAGTTCAGCGCCCCCTTGTCTTCCTTCTTCTCAACAATGCTCAGGCCCATAGCATTGCAGAGTTGTCCAAAGAGACGACTGAGATTGTTGTGCTGATGTACGAGATACTCGAACGCCAGTGTGGGATTGTCTCGCATCTCGCGGCCCATGATTTCCAGGGTCTCGACATGCTCTCGTGTCAAGCTTGACTTGATCTGTTCCATCACCTGTTGAATGGAAACATCGCGAGGATCAAGCTTGTCTTCTTCCAAAACGTTCTGCGTCATCCTTCAATCTCCAGTCTCAGAGCACGAATGTTCAACACGCGTTTGTCAAGCTTCTCGATCAGCTTGTCCATCGAAGCTAGTTCTTTCTCCAGCATTCGAATTTGATCTCCAAGCTTCTCTCGTGCCTTGCCGCGTGCCTTTTCTTCTTTTAACTCCAGTGCCTGTCTGTGCAGCACTGCCATCTTGAGACGACGTTCTCTGATCGGTACGAGCAGAGCATCGATCTCGTCGTCAGACATCTCCGTGATGTCTTGTCGCGTAATGAAGTCGGGGGGTTGTGTTCCATCGGCGTCTTGCGCAATGTCCGTCATTTGCCTAGTCCCAATTCGTCGATCCGTCTCTTGGCTTTAGTGAAGGCTACGTTCATGTCGTGTGCCTCACCGCTGACAATGTGTTCGATTTTCATCGGGAATTGCCAGTGCCATGTACGTGTGGGAACTTGAAACGTGACTGTGATTGGGATTTGTTTGTAGGTCTGTGTTCGTTGTTTGGGTGGTACATCGAGTGTAACCACTGCCGACATCTAATGTACTCCTCTCGTCACCAACAATTATATAGTAGCAGAATGTTACGGTATTGTCAAATGTCAAAAAACCGTACCCACTCTAGACAAAAAAAGGGATGCAGTAATCTTTGACTTCCAGGGGGGACCGTGCATTGGGACGGTGAACAATACCCTCTGCACGAGGAAGTCTTAGATACTGCATCCCATTGCGAGACAGTTGTGGTCATCACTCTATTGTCTCGCAACCTCGATGTTACTTGTGGACTCGCTTGTGTGCGTCGTCACACATTGCGCGTGTGATCTCCATCATCTCGTCTGGATTAACGAACTTGTAGACACACGGCGGAATACGTCCTGTCTTCTCGTTCTCGGTCTTGTCTACTGGTAGTTTGCAGAATTCGCGAAGCCAGTCCGGAATGACTTTCATCTTGAGAAGTCGTAGGTCCCAACGTTCCTTCGCGTGGGTGTGTCCGGATGACGCTTCTTGGTACCGCTTGAGCACAAAGGGATGCCCGTAGACATCAACTAGGCCGTAACGAGTTCCAAGTCTGTTTACTCTTATAGTCTTACAACTAGAGCAGTTACAAGGAAACCCGCTCGTGTTCAGCACAGCGAAATCTGATGGTATAGGTAAACTAGGTTGTTCTAATATATCCGACATAACGTGTCCTTCCCTTTCTACCAATGTACGTTGGTCAAAAACGGGGGTTCCCGGTCAGTGTTGCACAACTAGGTGGGGCTGCCTGTCGGTAGTCCAGGGCTTACGCACGTGATAGAGACTTCAACACCCATGTAAGCGCCACGACGCGAGCACGAATAGCATCGTGTACATGTTGACCGAGTTGTTTACCCTGTTAACCCCCGGAACTCAGGGCGAGAAGCGTCCCTATCTCACCTAGTA